CCAATACGGGCACTGACGTCACCCACACGCTTTAGGAAACCACCGAAGGATTCCAGGGATGCCACGTAGTACTGGTTCAGCGATTCACCGCTGAAGTCTTCCAGGGAAACGCTAGGCTCTTCGCCGAAGGTTTTGTGCAGTTTCACCAGTTTGGCCTGGCAGATAGCTGCGAACTGCGGCGAGTAGGTCTTGGTCTTGATGCCGTGTTGCAGAACTGCGGCGAATTCTTCGATCGAAGTCAGCTCTTCTTCAACGTCGGCGGCAGCGGCTTCGGTTTCAGCAGTTTCTTCGGTGATTTCGTCGAGTTCTTCTTTGGCGACTTCGGCAACTTCAACAGCTTCTTCAACCTGTTCTTCGGTTACTTCTTCGGCAACAGGAACTTCCAGTTCAGCTTCTTCCACAACTTCAGCTGCGGTTACTTCTTCTGGGGTCAGTGCTGCTTCTTCCAGCTCGGCGTCTTCTTTGGAAACGCGAGAAATGTATTGTGCCAACTTGCTCATGTTATTCAACCTTTCTGTACAGAGGGGAAAGTCCAGGGGATCAGCCCAGACGGATTTTACATAGCATTGATCTCGCAGACGTTAAGAGCTGCTCTCAGGTTACGACACACAAGACCATATAATTCCTTATACGGACTAGTGATCCAATCGTTGTACTGATTAATCAAGGCGATGACACTGCGATGACGTTCAGAGTCAAAACCACCGGCTTCAATCTCTTTAGCCAGACGTTGTGTTAACAACGCTATTCGTTCCATGCGCGCCATACGACGCTGGCGTGTCATTACCGTATTGATCTCCTGCAAGTATTCCGCAATGTCGACGATCTGTTTCAAACACTGCTCTAATGCCGGTATGTTGAACCGTTTGAATTCAATACTGGTCGGTAATGGACGTGGACTCATATCTGAAGGTACTAAACGCACACTATAACGAGCATCTAATCCATTCGACGTTTCTTGAGTCTTAATCGAAATGCGGTGGCAACCCAACAAATGTGACGTTACATAGAACCCTTGTTTATCACTAGGATAAAAGCTTTGGGTTCGGAACAGCTTAGCGGGACTAACGTTATTCAACGCTGTCTGTAAGCTACCCAGATCACCTACTAAGCTAGGTAAACGATCCACCAGGTTAAGGAGTGAGTCGTCGTTATAGCTGAAGTAATCTTTAGTTACGTTAGACAAACCACGCAGAGCCACAATCAGTGACGCAATGTCCTTAACAGGGGCATAGCGGACTGAGAGGTTTGCTATTCGGGTATTTATCACCAGAGGCTTATGGTCGTACTGCGAATTCTTACGACGGTCACTGGCAAGTGTACTCACGTTCTCCGCATGGAACGCAATATACCGAGCAGCTAACTCATAGTTAGTCATTTCATTGAAGATCTGACTAGCCGCTGCTTTAGTCCAACCAAAGATCGTCTTAAGCGCTTTCAGCGAATTAGCCACCACGTCTTCCTGACTTATTTCCAGGGTGAACAAATCGATAGGTTGCGCTGGATGATCTTCATAAGCTTCACAGCTATCTAACAGTCGTAGGACCGCTAGTGCGTTGTCGTCATCGACTGAGAGGAGTTCTGCGATATACTTGGGGTTCATACCCGGTTCATCTTCAGTCGTCTGAATCTCTTCGCCAGAGTAATAGCCTTGACTTATCCCACCAAAGAAACGGTGAGCTATAGCAAGTACCCCAGGAGGATTCATGCGATTATGAAGCTTCTCAATATCGCTATCTCCATCCATGATGTATTGTTCGTCTTCAGGTAGAGCGTCCTCAATAATCATAATTACCTCTCTTGGCAAACATAATGCTGCCCGCCGAAACGGGTAGCATTAGATCAGGACTGCTATGCCGTGATTGCTACACCAGTACCCGTGGTAGCTTTCTTATCGAACTCAAGTGCCAGTTGAGCCAAGACCGGGACTGGTTCAACTGCGGCATCTTCCAGACTAGTCCGCTCAATAAAACATGATAGTGCTTTCATTTTGTTTTTCCTGTTAAGGGTTATTTACTTACTTCGAAAAAGATTATGATCGGTCTGTTGACAAACATATCCGACGCCAAACCGGCGTCGGATAAGATGTTTATAGTTACTTAAAACTTCACTTGCCGAACCGTTGGCCGAGCATGGCGCATACGTAACCGAGTTCTGCTTGTGCCTTACTCACATACTCAACGACGCTATTAACGTCATTCTCGACTATCTGAGCAACTGCTTCAACTAAACGAATTAACACTGACAGTGCTTCATTCGAGTTGACATTACGAACCGCATCGAGTTTCTTCAAACTTTCAGCGCAGGAGGTATAGGTACTGAGTAGGAGCAATGTCCGAGAATTAAACTTCTCGGTATCCGCCAGAATGGACGCATATTTTGTCTTGTTGATCGTGAGTTTGATCGGAGAAACATCGGTGGTTTCTACGGCAATACGATGAGAGAGTACTGGATTTTTGCCAGCCTCTGCCTTCGTCATCTTAGCTTTGGCACAGGTGCTCAATTTACGCACGCCCCCTGAGGAGAATGCATTTTCCACCGGACTGTTGCCAACATACCACAGATCATTAACGGTCTTATTGAACTCTTCAATATCAGCTTCTTCGCCTGGCCCTTCTGCCAGCCGTTTAGCAGCGACCACAGTTTTCGATATGGTGCTACCAACCTTCTGACAAAGCAGGATACCCCAAAGAGCGGAGTTGTCGAGTGCGACAACCTGTTCGATATCTTCAGCGTTGAGGCGAGTGTTTCGATCGAACTCGAGTTCCACCTCACCGGTAACAATAGTTTTGACTTGCGTTTTGAGATTGGCGAGAACGGCGGTAACCTTCTTGCTCTGTGCTTCCAAACGACCGGTTTTGTTCATTATGAACTCGATCAGTTTGGCGATAAGCGCTTTGATCTTTGCAATCGCTGCTTTGGTTGTTTCTTTGAGATCTTCTTGAGAAACAGTAGTTGCCTTCATGCGGGACATGTTACCGCCGAAGTCTTCCATTCCTAATTTAGACTGAACAATACCAAGGCGGCGATGGAAGTGTTCCAGACTTGCTTGGAACATAACGCCTTCTTCCGGACGCATACCGCCGCGAGCAATCGCCGCATCAACCAGAACACCGAAGCTTTCCAGCGATTCGTGTATGTCGGCAACTTCTTCCAGCTCTGAGTTGATTGCATCTGGTGTTGGCGTTTCTTCGACCAGTGCATCGATGCCATCAGCACTTACTGGTTCAGCGATGGGTTCTACCGCATCAACGACTGGAGTTGGTTCGGCTTCGGCATCTTCCAGGCTAGCCCGTTCAATAAAACGCGATAATGCTTTCATTTTGTTTTTCCCTGTTAAGTGTTATTTACTTACTTCGAAAAAGCTTCAGTAAGTTTAGCAAGAACATAACCGTACTGTCCCCGTACCATACTGACGAGATCGACCATGCTGCGGACCTGAGTATTTAACAGGTCAGTCAAACTGATAATTGCGTCGTATATCGCTTTACCAGCTTCTGGAGTTGGGGCTCGGTCCGTAAGCTTCGCCATATCGGCAGCCATGCGGTTGACGGTGGTGAAATCTTTGGTTAGTCGTATCGTGGCTTTATTCACCGTCTCTACCGCATCGGTGAACCGTATGAATTTAGCCTTGTGAAACTGGCATTTAATACTACCCTCGTGTACCGCTGTGCCAATCTTGAGCGAGGCTGCTTTTAATGGGTTGCGTTCATCTTCGGTCGCTTTGATGAGTGCGAATCCCCGCACTGACGATACGTTATACCCGTGCTTACTACCCAGCACCTTTATGAAGGGATGGTTACCAACCCATTCATCAGCGATACGTTTATGGAAGTCCGCGATATCTTCTTCACCACCGTCACTTGCGATTAAGCGAGTTATAGACCCTTTGATCGCGGTAATGCTAACCATCAGATCGCTCATAATTTCATGCGACGTTGCGGCGCCGGCGATGGTCAATTTACACATGTCTTCAATGTCTTCAGAAGAGATGAGTGTCGGGCGGGCATCTTCGTAGGTAATTTCTTGTAGAGCGAAATTAATAAGTCGTTGTTTAGCATTAAGAGTAAGTTTATTAACCTTCTCTGCTTGAACATCTAACGCGAGCACTGCTTTTGTGACCGCATCATAGATGATTTTGATGAGTTTCCGGATTTTGTCCCCGAGCGCTTTTATGGTGTCGTCCAAAGCTTCTTGGGAGACTTTGGTAGCCTTCAGGCGGGACATGTTGCCGCCGAAGTCTTCC